GAGCTCAAGGTGCACAAGGCACAGCTGGAACAAACGGAGCTCAAGGTGCTGATGGAGCTCAAGGAGCCCAAGGCACAGCTGGAACAAACGGAGCTCAAGGTGCTGATGGAGCTCAAGGAGCCCAAGGTGCTGATGGAGCTCAAGGTGCTGATGGAGCTCAAGGAGCCCAAGGTGCTGATGGAGCTCAAGGAGCCCAAGGCACAGCTGGAACAAACGGAGCTCAAGGTGCTCAAGGAGCCCAAGGCACAGCTGGAACAAACGGAGCTCAAGGTGCACAAGGCGCAGCTAGTGTTCCAACTACTCCATATACTACAGGATCTGGAGCATCAATTCCTGTTCTTAGCAGTTCATCAAATATAAGACAAGTATTATTTGATAACTCTAATAATATATTATTATTTTCAGATGATATATCTGGTGTTGCTTCTTCTAAAACATTTGTTATTGATCATCCACTAAATCCTGAAAATAAATATTTAGTTCATGCTTGTTTAGAAGGCCCGGAGTCAGGAGTATATTATAGAGGAATTGGTGAAATAACAAATAATAAATTTACTATTATTCAATTACCTGATTATGTTTCAAAATTAGCATATGATTTTTCTATTCAAATAACGTCTATTTATAATGAAGATACATCTGATTTAACAGAACAAAATTATAAAGTAAGTAAAGTTATAGATAATTCATTTAAAGTTTATGGAAAACAAAATGGATTATTTTATTGGTTAGTATTTGGACAACGCAAGGAAATAAATGTAGAACCCTTTAAAAATGAAGTAATTATTAAAGGAGATGGTCCATATAAATGGATTTAATTAGATTATTAAATAAATAAAAATAAATAAATAAAAAATATAAAATAAATTATTATTTTATATTTTATAAAAAAGGTAAAATCATGTCTTTATTCAAGTAACAATTAATATTACCTTTATCATTTTGTAATAATTGTATTAAATTTGCATTTTTATTTTTTATTAAGTTATTCATTAATTGAATAAATAAAGGTCTAAAATATTTATTATTATGATAATAATCACATATTATACTAAAATGTATATAATTATCAAATACATTATTATTACAATTTTCTGGTAATAAAAAATAAGAATCCAAATAAAGTAATATTTTATATAAAAATGCAGTATTATTTAAATTATGACATTTTTGCAAAATTAATTTAATTAACCACCATGAATGTAGTGGTTTTAAATAATTACTAATAATGCCTTCATAATCTCCGTAATAAAAATCAAATAATTCATGATTTTCTCTTTGAACCATAGTCATGACTGCTTCATCAAGTTGATACCAATTTTCATTATATATTTGTTCATTTTTTTCTTTAAAAAGTTGAATATATTTAATCATATTTTCTTTAGAACCAGAAAATATTCCACCTGCACAATTATGCAAAATATTTGCAAAATATGTTTTAGGTTCAGTATTCTCAATATAAGGATTAATACATAATTGTTTTATTTTATCAGGAACTTTGGTAATCCATTCATGTATTAGTTCTGGATTTTTTGCAACATGATTAATACCAAAATCCATCCAAATAAAATGGCTACTATTAAAAGGATTTAATTCAATCGTTTTTTCAATAAAAAAAAACTTATTATTATTTAATATTATATAAAGTGGTGTATCTTTATTTAAATTAATATTATTAATAACATATGTATTTTGTAGTTCTTGTAATATTGATAAATCTTTATAAAAATAAGTATTTTTAATATTAATTTTAATAATAATAGTAAATTTAAATAATTCGATATTTTTTCTTGTATTATTAATAATGTTATATGTTTCAATATCTTCATCATCAATAAAAAAAATAATTGGATAAGGTAACGTTAAAATAAATTGTTGTGCTAATTCAATATATTTGTATTTATTTTTATTACTTTCATCATTTTCTATTTTTCTTATATCATAAAACATAGTAACAATTGTAGGATAATTCATTAAATTTATATAAATAATTATTTTTATATAAATATTTTAACTAATTATATTTAAGAATTGAATCAATATATTCCTTATCATAAATCCCAATTCGAGTAGTTCTATCCCATCCACTATAATTCATTAAAACACGATCATTTTCAACTACAATACTTAAACAATATTCAATAGGAATATCTTGAAATTTAAATGGTGCAGAATATCTTAATAAATTCATATTTTTATCAAAAACTGCAATTATATGATAATAATGCCTAGGTGTTTCATAAGAAACTAAATGAAGCACAAACCATATTTCAATTTCTTCATGTTTAAAAATAATATTTGAAATATCCGAATAAGAATCAAAATAATCTACACAAATATTTTTATTAAAATTTTTTACATATTTAAATCCGCATGTAGAACCTCTAATATGAGAGAATATTTTTGGCATTTCTTTATTTTCTATTAAATCAATTGTATTTTCATTTATTGAATTTATTTTACATATTTGCAAAGGATTCCATTTATAAATAATATGAGTAGAATTTTTATAGTTTACATATACCCAGTTTTTTTCACAGCTAGAATTATTAAATGAGCAATTTAATTCATTACTTTGTAGTATTTCATTATTTAAATTATAATCTCCATAAACAATTCCAATATGATTATTTTGATGATATCCACTTCCAATAAATACAATATTATTAGTTGTTGAATCATTAAAAATACGTATATCTTCAATACCAATATAACGTCTATCTTCAAAATTTAAATCAAATATTTTTTCTTTTATTATTTTAAAATTTTTATCAAGTTCAATAAATTTATTAAATGTTATAATATGTTTATCACAATTTAAATAAACACTTTTATCAGTAAGATAATAATTAACAAACCGTATATTCATAAAATATGTTTTAGTTTGATTATTATAAAGCAAACAACTAGATGATGAATTAAATTCAGTATTTATACCATTTACATCTATTATCATTTTTTCATCGAAATTAACAATTTGTTTAGGTTTTAAAATATCTTTATAAAATTTCATATTATTCAATAAATTATCAGTAAATAAATTATTAGAACAATTATTTAAAATGTTGATAATTTGTTTGTTAATATTTTTGATATTAACGTAACATGCAGAAATAGAAAATTCATAATCTATTTTATAATCATAAATATCTTTTTGTAAAAATAAATAATCATCAATTTTATTTTTTTTATTAATAATATTATCTGCTAAATTGTAAAAATGATAAGCTAAATTAGAATTACTATTATTTCTATAATAAAGAATAATTTCATATAAATTTTCAATTCTTTCTGGAAAACAATTATATGCGTTTAACCAATTAAAAATAGCATTTGGTATATTATTTAATTTTTTATAACATAACCCAATACGATAATAACTATACCAAATTTCTTGAATCCATCCACCAAGTTTAATACGTTTTTCATAAATTTCAATTGCTTTTTCATGATTTCCAAAATCATGATAACTATTAGCTAAATAAAAATAATAACGGGCATTATTAGGTTCTTCTAATAAGCCATTTGTAAGAAGCTCAATATCTCTTTTAAATTTGTTTTGTTTGCAACCACCATCTCCAACATCTAGTATAAATAAATTATTTTTTTTAATAAATCCTTTATTATTTGGTGGTGTATTAATATATTCATGAGTAACACCAAAATAATTGTATAAACCATTATTTTTTATAATTCTTGTATTTTGATAATAAAAAGTATCATTTCCTTGTAGTATATTAAATGAATCATACATGTTAAGAGTTTTTTTATCAAAATTATTAATTTGTAAAATCATATCAGCATCTAAAAGTAAAATATAATCAGACATACCAATACATGAATTTAAAGAAAAATTGCGATTATGACAAAAATTTTTAAATGGTTCAGTAACAATTTTGCCAGGAATATTTTTACTAGAAAAGTAATTAGTAATTATTTCAATTGTATTATCAGTAGATCCAGTATCACAAATACAATAACAATCAATAATAGGTAATACTGATTCAAAAAGTCTAATTACAATTTGACTTTCATTTTTTACAATCATGTTTAAACATAGTGTTGGTTGAATATTTTCAGCTGCATGTATCATAAGTAATATATTTAAAATTTAAGTATTTAAGTAATAATTAATTATATATATATTAAATTATTAAATTATTAAATTATTAAATTATTAAATTATTAAATTATTAAAATTATTAAAATTATTAAAATTATTAAAATTATTAAAATTATTAAAATTATTAAATTAATTTTTATATATTTAAATTATTATATATAATTTATATACTTTATTTATATATATTATAAAATGGCATTTACTAGATTTCATGATGATCCGTGTAGAATAAAAAAACAATTGCAACAATCAACAGATCCAGGAAGATGGATAATAAATGTGCCGGGAAATGGTTCTTCGCCGTGTTATATGGAAGATCCTTTTATAAGAATACAAAAATGGGGAGGAAACTTAAGAACAAATACAATAAATTTAGAAAGTGATCTTTTAGGTGTAAATAGAAATCTTAGTAGGGATTGTTTAGGAAAAGATAATTATAAAGATTTTAGTGTTTCAAGTGAACAAATACAATATCCATCATGTAATAATTTAACAACCGGCCAATCAAGAACAACTGATCCTGCGTGGTGGTATCGTGATAAAGAACAAGTTGATTGGTATTATCCTCCATTAAATCCGCAGGAAAATACATGTATACCTTTTTTAAATAATTTAAATACAAGAATTTTAGAAAAGGATTATTTTACTCCAAAAAGGGATTGTGTTATTAATGAAGCGAACGACCAATTACCAACAGTTACATTAAGAGGAAATTATGTAGGAGGTCCAAATACACCCGCTCAAAATAATTCATGTAAAGTATTATCACATAATTAAGTATCATATAATTAAGTAATATATCATATCTGTTTTAAAGGTTGAAAATATAATATTTAAAATATTATATTTTATATATATAATGGAATTAGCTATCCCTTTAATTGCACTAGGAGGAATGTATGTTATATCAAATCAATCACAAAATCGTGAACCTTTACAAAGTGAAATTAGAAAAGAAATAAGAAAAGAAAATTTTGGAAATATGGGTAAAAATGTTAATTATTTACCAAATACAGATATATTGCCTCAAAATTTCCCTATTTCAAATATAAATCAATTAGTAAATACGGTTCAAGAATATCCAAATCCAAATACAGCAACTGATAAGTATTTTAATCAAAATGTGTATGAAAATAAAGTAACTCAAGGTCAGAATGTTGGAAAAAATCCTCAGCAGATTTATTCTATTAGTGGTAATTATTTAAACTCAGACCAATTTAAACATAATAATATGGTTCCATTTAATGGTGGAAAAATAAAAGGTTATACATATGACATGAATATTGCTGAAACTGTTTTAGATAACATGAATGGTTCCGGATCTCAGGTAATAAAAAAAATAGAACAAGCCCCTTTATTTAAACCTGAAGATAATGTTCAGTGGGCATATGGAGCGCCAAATCAAAGTGATTTTTATCAGTCACGTGTTAATCCAGGAATGATAAATAATAATGTAAAGCCATTTGCTACAGAAAATGTAGGTCCAGGATTAAATCAAGGATATTCAACAACTGGAAGTGGTGGTTTTAATTCAGGGATGGAATCTAGAGATAGTTGGTTACCAAAAACGGTAGATGAATTAAGGGTTGATACAAATCCAAAGTTAGAATATAAATTAATAAATCATGAAGGCCCTGCAAATGCTGTTATAAAAAATTTAGGATTAATAGGACGTGTAGAAAAACAAACACCGGATACTTTTTTTATTAATACACAGGATCGTTGGTTAACTACAACTGGTGGAGAAAAAGCAGAACGTTTAAGACCAATTGAAGAAATGGGTGTTATAAGACGTAATGATATTTTAAGCGATTATAAGGGGCCTGCTGGTAATTCAGATAGGCAGGCAGGCCAAGCTCCCGCAGCGTATGAGTCTTCAAAAAGGCATCAAATGCCTGCAAAAGATGTGCCACATTCATCTGCTGCCGGGCGTGGACCAATTACAGATGGAGATAATTTTTTAAGAAGTCATACAAATTATGCTAATAATCGTTCAACAATAAAACAACCAGATGCAATACGTAGTGGGTTTGGAGGTGCTATTGGTGCTGTAATTGCGCCATTAATGGATATTTTAAGGCCATCTAGAAAAGAAGAAACAACTAATAATGTACGTATTTATGGCGAAGTGACAAGAGCTGTTCCTCAAAGTTATGTTGTTAATCCTCATGATACAACAAATACAACTATAAAGGAAACGACGGTTTACTCGCCAAATTTTAATATAAATAATCAAAAGGAAGGAATGTATGTGAATAATGCTATGCCTGGAGATCAAACACAGAGAGATACAACAAGCTGTAGTTACATAGGTAGTTCAGGTGGAGCTGCATCACAATACGGGGATATGAGTTATGATTCTGCATATAGGCAGCATAATAATGATATTAAATCAGCTACAATTAATAATAGACCAAATCAAGGTGGAACTCAAGTATTTAATCAGCAAATGAATGTTAATATTTCTAGGCAAGATTCAGATAGATATAATTATAGGGTAAATGCACCAGCATCTGTTATAGCTATGCCACCATCAAAGGAAATTTACGGTAAAATAAGTGTGCCGCAATATTATAATGAATGCGCAGGTTGTGAGCGTATTCAGCCTGATATTTTAAATGCTTTTAAAAATAATCCATATACACATAGTTTAACTACGTCAGTTTAAATTAATATTAATAATACGTATTATTAAAATATAAAAACACTTTATTAATATTAATAAATTATTAAATGTCATTAGATATAAATACTCATACATTTGATACTCATACATTTGATACTCATACATTTGATACTCATACATTTGATACTCATACATTAGATATTCATTCATTAATTAAAAAAAAATTAGAATATTTTCAATCAATTCATAAAATACCAAATATAATATTTCATGGACCCGCAGGAAGTGGTAAAAGAACAATTGTAAATGAATTTATTCATAACATATATAATAATAACAAGGAAAAAATAAAATCATTTGTAATGTATGTTAATTGTGCACACGGTAAAGGTATCAAATTTATTAGAGATGAACTAAAATTTTTTGCAAAAACTCATATTAATTCAAATGGTGGTGATATTTTTAAAAGTATTATTTTATTAAATGCTGACAAATTAACTATGGATGCGCAATCCGCATTAAGAAGATGTATTGAGTTGTTTAGTCATAACACGCGTTTTTTTATTATTGTTGAGGACAAATATAAATTATTAAAACCAATTCTTTCGCGTTTTTGTGAAATATATGTGTCAGAGCCAAGCTATAACGATTCAATAATAAATTTATACAAATATAATTTATCTCGAACTTTTAAAATGAAGGACATAAAGGCAACTAGACTTGAATGGTTAAAAAAGGAATTATCAAAATCTATAAATAAAAAAACAAATGTAGAAGAATTAATGATTTTTTCAACAAAAATATATGAAAAAGGGTATAGTAGTATAGATATTATTAATTTAATTGAATTACCAAAATTTGCAGAAATGTTAATTTCATGTGAAAAAAAATATGAATTATTAATTGCTTTTAATAAGGTAAGAAAGGAATTTAGAAATGAAAAAATAATGATATTATTTATTTTAAATTTTTTATTTTTAAATTCAGAAATTTCATTAGAAAATATAAGTTTTATATAAATTAGTTTAAAAATAGAAAATATAAAAAAATAAATAAATAATAATGGATGATTTTAATGTTAGTTCTCTTCATGAAAGCAAAAATGAATGGGGATCAAGATTAGTAACAATTTTAACTCCTCTTGTTATTGATGGTTATAAGTCAATTTTAGAAGAATCCATAAAATTATGTAAACAAAATAATGAAATGGATAAATATTTAATGACATTTCAAAATTTAATTTCAAGAATTCCAAAATGGAATCCAACAATTATTGAAACAGAAAAAAAACGTATTTGTGATAAATCTCATTGTGCTTATTTAGAAGATTTAGTAACATGTGTTCATATAATTCAACTTAAGGTATTAACTGCTATGCGTGTTGGTCAAAAACAAAAAAAAATAGATATAAATATTCCAAAATTAGATGATTTTATTCATAAAATTTATATAAATATAGCCAGAAAAGTATACAAAAATACATATTTATTTGAAATAAATATTCCACCTCTACAAATGCAAAAAAATAATAGAGAATTAGAAATAATAGTTCAGGAATGTATATTTAATACAATTCGAGAAAGTATTCCAGTTGAAGCCATTTTAAAAGCATATATGGATGAAACCGTAGAAGAAGATATAATTGAAGAAATAAAAGAACAATACGTTGATGAAATACAACCTGCTACTACTAATGCTAATGATAACGCTACCGGTGGGGATTCAAAAATTAGATTTAATGATACTGATTATGCGGTTGATACAAATAATATAACATCAACTATTAATTCGCCAAAATCAATTGAGCATTTAGAATTATTAAATAAGCAAAAAGCTGATCAACGTAAATTAGAAGATAATTATGATGATGATGGTGATGGCGATAATATAAAATTAAATATTTCAAATGAAAATGTGTCATTATCTGATATGGATGTTCACGTAATGGATGAACCAAAACTAGAATTAATGCCAGATTTATTAATTGATGATATAGAAATTTTAAGTTAATTTTGCGTTAAATTATAAATTAGATTATGATTTAGTATTTTAAATGGATAATATATTTGTTATTGCTACTATTATATCAGTTATTTTCTTGATTGCAAAATTTATTGAAATGAGATTTGTAGAGAATGAAAATAAACCATTAAAACTATTAATAAGAGATACCTTATTGGTATATTGCAGCGTAATTATAGGATACTTTGTTATACAACAAATAAACCCATTATTACAAGAAGGTGGTTCACCAACTCCTCAGGTTTTTGTAGATAATCCAGAGTTTTAACACATTTGAGTTTGTATACATTTAAATTTTATATAATTTTTATTATATAAAATATTTTTAATTGTAGTTTACTATTTTAATTATTACATTAGTATTGCGATTAATTTAATTATTTTATAGCGTATTAAGCAGTAAATAATAATAATATATAATAATACATAATTATAAATATGTTATACAATATTAATAAAAATGATTTACTTAAATTAAATACTACAAGTTTTTATGAAAAATATGTTAATATTAATGCTGCTGGAAAAGATATGTTTGCAAATATTGGAGATCAACATTATAAACTATTATCTTATTTTTCAACATTATTTAACAATTCAAATATTTTAGATATTGGAACACATAAAGGACATTCAGCATTAGCATTAGCATATAATGAAACAAATATAATTCATACTTTTGATATAGTTGATAATGTTGAACCTAATATTAAAAATGTAAAAAATATAAAATTTTATAAGGATAATTTATTTGATAAAAATATTTTTCAAAAGTGGACGGAAATTATTTTATCTTGCCCATTTATATTTTTAGATGTAGATCCTCATAATGGAAATATGGAATATGAGTTTTTTAATTTCATTAAAGAAATAAACTATCAAGGTTTTATTATTTGTGATGATATTTGGTATTTTAAAGAAATGAGAGATAATTTTTGGTATAAAATTGAAGATGAATTTAAATATGATTTAACTGATTTGGGTCATTGGTCAGGAACAGGAATACTTACATTAAATAAAAATATTTCATTTAATAAATTTGATATTTCAAATTGGACTCTTGTTACAGCTTATTTTAATTTAACAAAATGTCCTGACGCAAGCGTAGAAATTTGTAAAAGAGACTCAACATATTATTTTAACTCTGCAATATCAACATTATCATTATCACATAATTTAGTTATATATTGTGATGAAGAAAGTATAGAAAAAATTAAAAGTATTCGTCCAAAATATCTTGAAAATAAAACAAAATATATAATACGGGAATTTGATGATTTTAAATTTAAAAAACAAACATATGTATTAAATGATTCATTTAAAAATTACAGAGAAAAAATTATTTCTAATAGAAAAAAAAATGTTTATCAGTTTGATAATAGAAATACAGCAAGTTATTATTTATTTTGTATGTCAAGATATTCTATGTTAAAGGAAACAATAGAAACAAATCCTTTTAATTCAACGCATTTTTCATGGATAAATTTTTGTATTGAAAGAATGGGGTTTAAAAATTTAATAAGATTAAATGAAGGATTAGCAGTAAATAGAGATAAGTTTTCTACATGTTATATTGATTATATTCCTCAAAGTTTAATTGAAAATACAAAAGAATATTTTAAATTAGGTAGATGTAGTATGTGTAGTGGGTTTTTTACAGGAAATAAAGAATATATGTATAAAGTTTGCGATTTAATAGAAGACAAATTTTTACAATATTTAGATTTAGGATATGGACATGCGGATGAACAACTTTATAGCCCAGTTTATTTTGAAAATCCAGAATTATTTGAACATTATTATGGAGATTATCAACAGATGATAACAAATTATAAATTTATTTATGATGCTCCAGAACCACCAATTTATAATTTTATAAAAAAAAGTTTTGAAAATAAAAATTATATTAAATGTTATGAAGCGTGTAAATTTGTTTTTAATTCATATTGTTTAAAAAAATGTGAAATAAATGATGAATATTTAAATAAATTATATTATTATTATATGAATAGTAAAAAATATGTTAGACAAAATACAATATAATATATTATAAAATGGAAAAATTATCATATAAAATTATTATTAATATTTTGCATATGCTATATTATATTACTAAAATTAATATAATATACTCTAATTATATAATATTATTATGACATATTTAAACAAATATAAAAAATGGATTAATATTTTTAGTAATTGTTTATTACTTATTATTTTTATATATATATTAAATTTACCCATAACTCCAAATAATAAATTCAAATCAACTCATTATATATATTTAATTGTATTATTATTTTTATTTATAATTTATTATCAAATATATTAAGACTAAATGTAGCTAGGAATTTGATCAATATCAATTATTTCATTAGAAATATCATTTTTAAAGCATTCAAAAGCTTTAAATTCTGTTCTCTCTAATTGTGCTTGAGGGGTATGATTATGAACGTGTCTTGCAATCATTTTATATAATTTAAATTCAGGATATCTATCTGCTCCATTTGTTTTATATAACATATTAACCCCTTTGTCATCTAAGCACCATTCAACAATTAATTTTGTTACTGGACTGCATTTATTCAAATCCTTAATTTCATCTAAATCGTCAATTAAGTAATCAAATATCGAACATGCTAAACGACATAAATCAAAACTATAATTAGGTTCTAATCTAGGTTTTTTATCATTAAAATATGGCTCAGTATTATACTGAGTTGCGGCATCATTCCCTTCCTGGAAACTATCACTACAAAATAATTGGTTATTGCATTTATAAATACTTCTGCCAAAATCTATAATTTTAAAGATTTTTCCATATGTCGGCACTTTATAATATTTTTTTTTGTAGCAATAATACAAATATTTAGTATTTGTAGAATTATACATTATATTATTAGTATGCAGATCATTATGTGTAAAATCAAATGCTTTTTGATATGTAATTAAAATCATAATAATTTGCATAAATGCAGAAAACCATTCATTCTCTTCTTTTAGTTCATTTGATAAAATAATATCATCAAGTGTATTTTCACAATATTCCATACAAATTGCTTGAATTGGAAATTGAGGAATTGTAGCTTTAATAATTTCTTCAGAATTTCCACTATCATCATCGCTATCAATATCTTCCCATTCTTCTTCGTTATCACTATTTTTTTCTTCATTATCATTATTTTTTTCTTCGGGGTCATTATTTTTTTCTTCGGTGTTATCATTTTCAGATGATGACGTATGAGATGTTCTTGACGAACAAGTAGAACTGCTTCTAATTGTTGCAGTTTTCGAATTACTTTCAAGAATATTTGCGTTTGACATATCAACTAAATCGTCATTTAATTCTTTTAAATTATCTGATGTTAATTCATGCTCGAAAATGTCCTCAAACATATCGTCATTAAAAGATTCCATAGATAAATTTGATTTTGAACTTGTGTTATATTCTATTTTAATTGGTGTCTTTTTTTTATTTTCATCTTGAAAAATATGATCATAATTATCTACCTGAAACAAAATATTTTTATTTTTATTGAAAAAATCAGAACTAATTAAATATTCTAAATCATCAAATAAATTTAAAGTATAATTATTTTTAATAGCTAAAAAAGAGCCGTAATAATCTATTCCATGCAAAAATTTGTGGGATTGATTTAAATAATTAGATAGATAAATAAAAAAGCCGTCTACATAAGCTGAATTATTATTATCAATAAATTTAGGATATGTATTTATCTCGTCAGAATTTAAATCAGGTAATTTAAATAAATCTTTATTATTAATATCATATTTTCCAATTAAATATTTATATGGGTCTAAAAGAGGTGCCAATTTAAAAAATACTTCTTTTTCTTTTGTTTTTTGAGTATTTATATTTTTAATTTTGCAATTAAATATATTATTGTTTTCTTCCTCATTTTCCTTAATACTTGAAATATGCCATTTATGATTTAGGTTAATACTATTCCAATTAGTTTCGTTTAAGGCAAAAAATCTCTTATAAATTGGAATGTAATTTTGAGTATTAGAGAGAAACAAACTTTTAGGATCTTCTAAACTTTTGAAAAGATCCTGAGTCTTTCTTTTTTGGTAATTTATGTCAACCATCATTAGCTATTTTATATATAAATTCCCTATTATTTAAACTAATTTATTTGTTATTTAATATATTAATTTTGCAATTAAATATTTTTTATTTAATATAATTTTTAAAATTGAAATAAATAATTTGTATTATATTATTTCAATTAAATAAAATCATGACTATTTGCGTTAATGAAAACTGTTCTAAAAAGGCTACCTTTAATATTTTGGGCCAAAGGGCTAAATATTGTGCGACCCATAAAGAACCTGATATGGTAGATGTTTTAAATAAAAAATGTGAATGTAATAGTTCTCAACCTAGATGGAATTTTCAAGGATTAAACCCAATTTGTTGTGTTTCTTGTAAAAAAGAAGGTATGATTGAAACTCATAGAAAAAAATGTTTTTGCGGAAAAGTTAGACCTACATTTAATTTTGCAGATTTGAAACCCGAGTTTTGCAATTCTTGTAAAAGTGACGGAATGTTTAATGTTGTAGATGAACGTTGCTTTTGTAAGAAACTAACCAGTCCAAATTATAATTATACCGGATTGCGACCTAAATATTGTTTTGAATGTAAATTACCTGATATGGTTGATATGCGAAATCCAAAATGTGCATGTGGATCAAGACCAAATTTTAATCTTTCAGGTTTGAAACCTAAATTTTGCGCGAAATGTAAAACAGATGATATGATAGATATAAATCATAATTTGTGTTTTTGTGGAAAGGCACAATCCAGTTTTAATTTTGAAGGTTTAATATCAAAATATTGTGCTAGTTGTAAATTGAATGGTATGGTAAGTAGAAATAAATTATGTTATTGTAAATCATCTCAACCACTTTATAATTTTGAAGGATTAAATGCAAAATATTGCTTTCAATGTAAAAAAGATAATATGGTTGACGTCGTTCATAAAAAATGTAAAACTTATTTATGTAGCACAAGACCACAAGACAAATTTGAAGGCTTTTGTTTAAGATGTTTTATTTATAATTTTCCAGATAGACCCGTAGCTAAAAATTACAAAACAAAAGAATTTGCCGTAGTAGAATTTGTTCAATTATTATTTCCAAATTTTACTTGGTTTGCAGATAAGCAAATTAAAGATGGTTGTTCTTTCAAGCGTCCAGATTTATTGCTTGATTTAGGTTATCAAATTATTATTGTAGAGGTAGATGAAAACCAGCATAGTAAATACGATTGCTCTTGTGAAAATAAAAGATTAATGGAACTATCTCAAGATTTAGGGCATAGACCTATTATATTTATTCGTTTTAATCCAGATGATTATGTTAATATAAATAATGAGAAAGTCAGGTCTTGTTGGAGTATTACAAAAATAACTGGAATTGTTAAAATTGAACACAAAAAAGAATGGAATAATCGTTTAGAATGTTTAAAAGAACAAATTAATTATTGGACTCAACCTGAAAATAAAACTGATAAAACACTAGAGATAATTCAGTTATTTTATAATCAAAATATTTAAATAACTATAAATAAATTATAAAAATTTAAATGCGTATTTTTTTTCATTAAAAAGGATAAATATAATATATGTCGCTAGAATTAAAAAAATTTGATATGAAATCTATTAGCTTTAAGCCTAACGAAAATAAAGGACCTGTCGTAGTGCTATTGGGGAAAAGGGATACTGGAAAATCATTCTTAGTTCGCGATTTACTTTATTACCAACAAGATATCCCAATAGGGACTGTAATTTCTGGTACAGAGGAAGGCAACGGTTTTTACACAAAGATGGTTCCCAAAATATTTATTCATAATGAATATAATTCAGCGATTATAGAAAATATTTTAAAAAGACAGCGCACGGTTTTAAAGCAGGTAAAAAAAGAGATGGAAACATATAAAAGAAGCACAATAGATGCAAGGGCTTTTGTAATATTAGATGACTGCTTATATGATAACACTTGGACGCGAGATAAGTTAATGCGTCTTCTTTTTATGAATGGTGAATTGTTTGCCTAAAAGTCATTCAAAAAAATGGCTAGTGAATTATGATATTTATAATTTGCGACACGTCCAAATTGCGGAGACATCTTATTAAGTTTATACTACTAAATTATAATAGAAATATTATAATGGCTTATGCTAATTACATAAGGTATAGTAAAAAGGTATAAAATAGAGACAACCCGCAGCTAGTCATCTAAGTCCGTTTCAACTTTAATTGTTGATAATGATAAGGATATGATGATTGTTCAACGACTAAATGCCCGTGGGCCGGAAACGTTTAATCAACGTTAATGAAGGCTTAAAATATAGTCTAATCCCATCTGAGAAGATGCTATACCCATTTAAAAAGTATAGATTTAATGATATCAGAAATAAATAACTGATGGAAAATGGTATAAATGAGACATTGGAAGATAATGCTAGTGATTACGATGCAATATCCTTTAGGAATACCGCCAACTTTAAGAACAAATATAGACTACGTTTTTATTTTAAGAGAGAATTATATTGCAAACAGAAAAAGGATTTATGAGAATTATGCTGGGATGTTTCCTACGTTTGAGTCATTTTGTCAGGTAATGGATCAGTGCACCGAAAATTATGAATGCTTAGTAATAAATAATAACTCAAAATCAAATAAATTGCAAGACCAGGTTTTTTGGTATAAGGCAGAAAATCATAATGATTTTAAATTAGGTTCAAAAGAATTTTGGGAATTATCTAAAGGTTGTAATTCAGATGATGAGGATGAAAAATATGATCCAAATTCAATAAAAAAACGTGGTGCAGGACCAAAAATAAGTGTAAAGAAAACTAAATGGTAATCAGCTTTTAAATAAATAAATAAATAATATAAATTACAATTTTATATTATTTATTATAATTAATGATATAATAAATAAATAATATATGATTTTAACCCTTTTTAGTAGCAAAAGGTCCGCTAATAAGTTCACTTTGTCCGTGATCAGTATTACCAACAACGATGTTCTCTCCTTCAAACAATTCTGATCTGATATCAGCAACAGAAATAGTATCTGAATCTTTTGAAAAGGAAGACGATGAAGCATTATTAATGCCAATTAAATTGCCATCTTTATCAATTGACTGTGTCAAGGTATTACCGGATTTTTCAGCATTCTTAATATTATCTTCAATTGCTTTTTGTTTTGTTTCTTTAACTCGTTGATCAAATGCAGATTTAGCATTTGTTTCATTTTTAGTTTTTTCATGCATAAGTTGATTTAATTCTTCCTCCATATATTCAACACGGCCAGTTTTATATGCCTCTGGCTCCCAAGGCATCCACATGCCAACAGGTCCAACGTATACATCATGATTTGGATCAATTTCCCGCAACATTTTACATCTTAATTCAGCTTCTTCTAAAGTTGGATATACTCCTCTGATTTTCAATCCTCTTGTGGAAGTTTGAAATTGATTATTAATGCCAAATGTTTTATCAAGCTCTTCTTCATTATTATCTAAAAAGGTTTTAAATTCATCTCTCATACTAGATTTAGAGAGAGTATCCTTTTCTTCTTTAATAAATTCCTTAAAATCAGTTGTTAAATCATCAAAATTCATGGTATATTTAAATGAAACAAAATTTAAAAATTGCACAAATTTTTCCATAGATTTATTTAAATCCCACTTCTTTAGGAATTCTTCAAAGAGAAAAATTTCTTTCTGTTTTAAAATATTTTCAGGAGAAACAAAGGAAACACATGCAAATTTTTGTCCTGCAATTTGTTTATCTTCTTCAAGCAAGTCAACATATTTAGGATTTTGTTTACCATTATTTATTTTTCTATTAAATCCAGATTTTTTTGAAGTCTTTTCTTTAGAGTGATCCATTTTACTTTAATTAAAGCAATTTATTTAAGTTTTTTATCGCAATATATATTTTTTTCTTTTTATTTATTATAATGGACGGATTAATAAATATTGGAGAACTTGTTAAAAGAGTAATTAAATATCTTGTTGAAGGTTTAATGGTTGCCATCGCTGCTTATGCTATTCCTAAACGTTCCTTGAATGTTGAGGAAATTATATTAATTGCTTTAACTGCTGCTGCCACATTTAGCATTTTGGATACTTATATCCCATCTATGGGGGTATCTGCCCGACAAGGCAGCGGTCTAGGAATTGGTATGAATTTAGTTGGATTCCCTGGAGGTCTCTAAGCTAATATGGTAAGAAATTATTAAATTTTATTAAATTTAATATAATTATCGCAATTGATTAATATTTTATATAATATAAATAACTTATTATATTATATAAAATGGTAAGAAATACAAGAATGAAAAGATCAAGACGCTTTAAAAATAAAAACTCAAAAAGAAGAAATAAAAAAACGCGAAGGGGTGGAAATGGTATAGGTGCAAACTGTAATGAGCCAAATTTTTCAATTTATAATACAAATATGTTGAAATTATTTCCATATAAAGGTGGAAATTTAGATATAAATGATCAATATAAAAATAATGATGGCTCACAATTTTAATCTAAACGGTTGAAATAAATTCCCAATCAAGTTCTTCGCAAATTTTGCGCCAGATTTGATCTTGTTCAACTCTTTTCTCTCTATCTTTCAACATAGGAAAGTCTTCAAGGTATTGAGTTTCTCCTAATAATTCGCAAAGTTTATATGCGGTGTAATAATAATTTAAAAAATTTACTCTATCATCGGGACAGTATTTTGAATAAGGTGATTGTAATTCAATAAAAAGATTACAAAGAATTTCTTCTAATTCAGGAGACATAATGGGTGGTTTAAGTCCTAATTTATCTTTAATAAATGGAATATGTTCATAATATTTATTATATCCTAATTTTTTTAGAATTTCTTTAGTTTTAATATTAGTTATTTGTTCTAGTTCAATACGTTCTTTTTTAATTTGTAATTTGATATTTTCTACAACTTCAGGAGGGATTTGGGTTGTTTCTTTTCCTTGAAATTGGGCTAAAATCTCTTTAAAATGATTAATTCTTTTATAAGCATAAAAACATACTTCTTTAGGTGGTTCTTTATATGATGGTTTTTCATTTTCAATAAGATATGGCACATTTTTAGAACAATTGCTGCAAATTAAGATGCCTTCATCTTCAAGCGGCACTAATTCACCTTTGCAACAATACTGACAAATATCAGTTTGATAAACAAATGAATTTATATCTAAAAAAGTATTATCAATATTACACAAATATTTTTGAACGATATTATTATTTTTAGTTTGATTAAGTGTATTGGAAGTATCATCATGTTTAATTTTAAAAAAATTGTTTAACAATTTATTTTTGCTTGTAAGTTCAGTAGAAATTCCAGATGATATATTTTTTTTATTTTCAAAATAATCAAAAATATATTTAGAATTATCAAGAAAATATTCTTTTTTTTTATATTTAAGTTCTTTAATTGAATTTGTAATATCTGTTATTCTATCAGTAATATCTAATTTTTGTTCAATTGTTAAATTTGAAATTGGATCTGCTAATTGTTTTTGTAGTGCTTTTTTTTCAGTTTTTAATTCAGGAATTGTATTAGATTCATTTTTAGAAAACTCATTTAAAAAATCCTTGTGTTTACCATCTAAAGTAATTGAATTCTTTTTATTATATCTAATTTTTTTATTTGTTTTAGGTTTAAAACTAGGCATTTATATTTATATTTAAACCATAATATTTATTTAATTGATAATATATGTTAAATATATTTTATTTAAATATTTATTATTTATTATTTAGGATTTATTATTTAGGATTTATTATTTAGGATTTATTTTATTTAGACAAGTTTAAAGATAATAATAGTTTTCTTATTTTTTTATAAAATGGATATAAAAATTAAAATGGATAACTATTTAGAAAATAATAGTATTAAAATTGATAATATTAAATTTCAAAAAATGTTACTACTTTTTAATGCTATAGAAGAAGGGTGGTCAATTAAAAAAAATAAAGACTCATATATATTTTCAAAAAATCATGAAGGAAAAAAAGAAGTTTTTGAAGATTCTTATTTAACTCAATTTATGAGATCCAGTTTTGATATGAAATCCATTATTTCTTAAATGTATATGTATATTTTATGCATTATTAATATTGTAGCATATGCATTCATGCAGTCAACTTTGCTAGATTATATTATTTTCGTTAACATTAATATAAACTTTACTTTAAAATTATATAAAATTATATAAAATTTTAATTACTTTAGAAATAAATATAATTTAATTATTAAATTATATTTATAACTGCTTATTTGATAATAATATTAAAAAAATAATTTAATTACATTAATTTATTTAATTTAATTACATTAATTAATTAATTAATTAATTAAATTAAAATTCTCAAATTTTTTTTCTTTAGCCATAATATAAAATGGGAGGTGGATTAATGCAACTCGTGGCTTACGGCGCTTAACTACTTGGGCGCCAACAGTGAGCTGCCATTATGGGTCGTATATCTTCATAGTGGAAAAACAGTGTAAATATACGGATTGATTAATTATCAGTCATATAACTTGCTAGTAATTCATTTACTTTCTTTATGAATAAAGTATAATGAATTGCAAGATTGTCAAATTGCGGGAACTTACTTAGAGCTTTGACTACTACTTATTCATGGTGACATGAATAATACCATAGGGTAATGACCGATGGCATAGTAAAAACGTCAAAGATTGGATGATCCGCAGCCAAGTATCTTATATCGAAACAATTTAAATATAAATAAATATAGTAAATAAGTAAATCTAATGGAAAACATAGGAGAAATATATTGTTTAACCAGTCCTTCTGGAAAAAAATATATAGGTCAATGTTGTAAATATTTATCTAGTGGAAAAAAATGGGGATATATTAGTAGATGGAAGGAACATATTAGAGACTCCAAAACAAGAAATTATTGTAGATTATTAAATAATGCAATTTGCAAATATTCTCCAGAAAATTTTTTACTAGAAATAATTAAAGAATGTGATATTGAAAAATTAAATTATTTTGAAGAATATTACATAAATGTTTACAATACATTAACGCCAAATGGCTATAATTTAACTACTGGTGGTAGTATATGTCGTCAATCAGAAGAAACAAAAAAATTAAAACAACAAAGTATGATTGGAAAAAATAAAGGTAAAATTTTAGAAAAACGAAAACGAAAACGTGAAGAAGATAGTAATTTACCTAAATATTTAAGATATTATACTGATGCTTCAGGGAAAGAAGGATATAGAATATCAAATCATCCTAGTTTAAAAGATAGATCATTTGTAGGTAAACAAATTCCATTAGAAACAAAATTGCAATTAGCATTAACTTATTTAGAACAAATAACGCAGATATAAGATAAAGGTTCAGAGAGTAGACGGCAATCGGGAATTTATGATAGTTTTAGCAAAACTTGAAATTTCATAAGGTGTACTCCGCCCCTAGTAGAAATGCTAGGGATTATCGCAAGATGTTTACCTTAAAAACCTGTAGGGTAGAAAAACGTCAGGGAATATCAAAAAAATACGATATTCGTAAAGCCTTTTGTGGACGCTTTTTATGAAAGCACCACTGACGTTAATCAGGGATTTGAAATCATAATTCAAATGAAAAACCCTGGTAAGAAAATCAAACTGCTTGAAACCCCTAAAACTTATTCTACTAAGCAATTTTTGTGAGAAAATTGTGGCCAAGACAAAGACCTTGGGTATAGTAAAAATGAATAAGATGAAAT